GGGGGTGGGACAACCATTACATATGCCACAGGCTCTATAACCTTGGTTATTACGGCCGCAAACACAAGAACGTATACTGTTTCGTTCTCCTTGCAAGGCGATTACTTTACAGGAACCACGGCTAATTTTTTCAATGCTACCAACTGGTCTGATCCCGCCTATGTAACTGGAGGTAGTGGATCGCTTTATCTAACTAACAACATAGATAGAATCACGTTATACAATGGCACGAATCTATCTAGGCCTCCATTCCCTATCACAGCAGCACACAATGTTACGTTCACAAATGATATTTCTTATGCCTTAGACATAGATGTCTATAAAAATAGGCTTATCGTCCAAAGACCATTTGTAGTAGGCAGCACCAACATAGACGGGCAAAGCTTTAGGTGGAGCGCTCCCTTCCAGCCAACTAACTTGGTTGCCGATGTTCAGGGCAATGGAGGGGAAGCTTCAGCGCCTACACACGACGTCATAGAATCTAGTGAATTCCTTAGGGATGTGATAGTAGTGCCTTTCCAAAATTCTGTATGGATTTTTAGGTTCACAAACAACTTCTTCGATCCGTTTAGATGGGATAAGGTCAACAGCACTAAATCCACGAATGCGCCCTATGCCACTATCCCTTATGACGAGCGCATCACTATGATGGGGCAAAAGGGACTTATTGCTTGCGATGGTATTAATGTCCAGCGATACGATCTTCCAGTCATAAATGAGTTTCTAAACATTAACCAACTGTATTTTGCGCAATGCTTCGGCATCAGAAATGATATCACCAATCAGTCTTGGATGACCTATCCCGCGCTATCACCAGCTAACGGTGCTACACAGTCCACTACATCAGATCAAATTTTGTCCTATAATTTCCTTGAAAATACTTGGTCTGTTTTTGTATTGGCGATGTCTTGTTTCGGGATTTTCCAACTTCAAAGAAGCGTAAGATGGATAGATTTTGCTGTAGGCGCCGCTTATGAATCAAATTGGGAAGATGAAGATAGTCCTTGGAACTTTTATGGAATTCAAAGCGGGACTCCACAGCTTTTTGGTGGCGGCTTTGACGGCATAGTATGGCAAATGAATATTGGGAACAGGGACAAGGTTGACCCCGCTTCTTCAAGTACGGGAACTGGCATTACATGTGATATTGTGTCTACGCGCTGGAATCCTTTCATATCAATGGGGCAAAAGGTCCAATTTGGCTGGGTAGATTTCTATTACGCCACAAATGAAGACTGCACACTTACTGTTTCTTTCTACACCGACAATAGTGAAACGCCCATTTCACCTTCGCAGACAGTTGTGCTTTCTGCTGATGGGACAGATGGGACTTCCGAATCAGGCTTTGCTATGAAAAGGGTCTACATCAACGCTGTTGGTGAATTCATTCAGATGGAAATTGAATCTTCTTCAGATGCCACATTCGCCATTAATGGCTTTATACTATGGTGTAGGCCAGCAGGAAGATTGACGCCATGACCACTAGTGGAAACATACCTTCACAACCATACCTGCCACCTAATACGATCGTTCCTGAAAACGAAGATTTGTTTCTGGCCTTCCTGAATCGGATGTATGAAGACATTGCTTTTGCAGTCAATAGCAAGGACTTCAACAATTACACTATGGCCATTACCTCAACCGCGCAAAACATTTTGCTTGTACCGACCTTTGGAGCCTTTATCATCTGCGTAAGCGGCGCTCAAACTACATTTAGCGCAGCAGGCGTTGAAAGTGGTTTGCCAACCATTACTGCCAGCCTATGCAAGGCTGGGACTACAGCGGCTGGAGCAATTGCCACCCTAGGTTCCCAGGTTGGCACTGGGGATTGGGGTGGGTTTGCTTTAACCATAACTTCTACGGCCTCTAACTTCCAGATAGCCCACAATAGGGCCAATGTGTCGGGTAACTTCAGCATTAGACTTATAGGCACTCAACCTTGGGTAGGGATATTGAACAATGAATGAAGAAGCTATCACGTCGCTTAAGTATGCCAGGCTAAAAATCCCTAGACTTATACCGGCACCCCTTATAGATGCCGTGAAATTTAAGGGATTTGATTCTGAAAAATTTTACGCCTATCAAGAAGACCGTATTGGCGATCCCGACAATTTGATCTTTGCCCTTTTTGATAACGACAAAAAGATTAAGGGGTATTTATGGGCGGTTGTGGATGAATCCGATGGAGCGCTTTTTATTAACACATTTTCAGTCGATAAAGAACATTGGGGAAAGGGAAAGGCCATGGATAAGGCCATCGAAATCATCAAGGAAATCGTAGATCAGTTGAAGCCGCCTTCGGTCAAGTGGATCACTACGAACGACAGGTTTTTCGTTAAGCGCGGCTTTAAGCGGTCTAGGGAAGTGATTATGGAGTATGTGGTTCCACAGGAATCGTCTTTTGCGCAGCAAGCTGTTCGGGCATAATGCCTTTCATAATCAAAACAGTTTCTATTCTAACAAGTCTCCTATCAATATCGTTGAACTTATTATTCATCCAAAGGAATCCAGCAAAAATTGCGCCAAGAACAATAACCGTATCGACATGTTTTTTAAAAATATCCATCATTCCTCCGTATGGGTTCCATAGGATATCGTTTTTCCTCATTTGTGTCTAACGTGCCAAACCTGTTACAATCAAAATAAATTTTTAACAGGTGTCCCATGGGAAGACCTAGCACAAAAAAGCAGTTCGCCAAGCTTCCAGCTATTTCTAAAGAACAGCAAACGGCGGTTAATAAATTGCTGTCTAGATTTGAAAAACCGCTTAGCGAAGCCCAAAAGGGATATGAAAAATTTACCCCAGGGGGCGCTGCTGCAGAAAAAGGTTTTCAGCAATTCCAGCCAGACATGGGAAAAGACGCAGAACGTCTAGCCAAAGAATCGGCCGCTGGATACCGGGAGTTCCTTCCTGGCGGTGGAGGAGGTCAAGCCATAGCACAGGCAGCTCAGAATAGATTTCAGCAACAAACGTTGCCTTCTATCTTAAATGCCTTTGGAAGCGGCGCCAAGACATCCAGCGCACTCAACCAAGCGTTAGCTGCAGGTGCAGCCAATCTAAATACAGATCTAGGCGCTGAACTAGCCAGAATGCAGCTAGGGGCCGCCCAAGGCATTGGCGGCCTAGCCGGTCAACAAGGAGCGCTTGGCCTATCCAGGTCTGGGCAGCAACTTTCTGCTTTACAGGGAATGGGACAGCTAGGGCTTGGAAGGTCTGCACAAGATCTTGCCGCCATTCAGGGTTTGGGGCAACTTGGCCTTGGGCAAGCAAGCACTGGATTAGGTATTTCACCATTTGGATACCAGCAAAGGGGTAATCCTTTGTGGCAAGATTTACTGCTTGGAGGAATCGGCGGCGGTTCACAAGTGCTTGGTAGTTGGTTGGGTAGAGGCTAAATATGGCTAAAAAAGATTCATTCGCCAAGCAATTCAAGAAAGGCGCGTACCCAGACCAACCTCCTTATCCAGAAGGTCCATTTCTTAGGGAGCCAAGCCCATCATCGCAAAGAAAGCGAAAAGGCCTTGCATTGGGCACACAGGAACAAGCCAATCCAGGCATGGTTGGCAAGAACGACTTTAGGAAGAGGTAAATATGGCTTTCTTTTTGCCTGCACAGCCTTCTTTTGGAAATAGGCTTGCTGATGTATTAGGGCAGGCTAGCGCGGATATTGGTGCCGGATTAGCTAAAAGAGCGCAGAATCAAAAGACGCAAGCTAATATGGGAGTCTTGATTAACCCAAATTCTTCGGATATAGAAAAAACAGCGGCCTTCATGCGTCTTCCAGAAGAAATAAAAAAATCTGCTGGACCCGTATTGGCTTCTGTTCTAGGGCCATCAGCACAAGCAAACGCCGAACTTGCACAAGTGGAAAAATTCAGAAGGGGGGAAATAGGACAAATCCCGCCTGCTGGGCAAGGGATTTCCCAACAACAGCAACCTATGCCAGCAGCAATGGGCGGTCAGCCTGTTCAAGGCCAGCAAGCGCCTCAACAAAGCCCTATGCCAGGCGACATGTCTAGGGCGTCAGAACAAGATTTAAACGCTTTAGCAGCAATTTCTGGTCCTATAGGCAAAATGGCACAAAATGAAATCGAAAGAAGACATCGATCAGAAAAGCTAGATGTGGAAGCCTTCAAAACCACATCCGACTATAGGGAAAAAGTTTTAAGCGAATATGAAGCGTCCAAGAAAACAATAAATCAGCTTGAAAGAATGGAAGCTTTGGATAAGCAAAACAAGCTAACCAAGCCTTTGATGGCCAAGCTGTCTGAAAGTATGGGAATCCCATTAAGCGTCTTATCCAATCCCGCTTCTGAAGAATATCAAAAACTTTCCCAAGATTTGATGAGCAATATAACAAAAACTTTTGGCAACAGGATCTTGCAGGTTGAGGTTGAAAACTTCTTAAAGACCATCCCGACTCTTTTAAACAGCCAAGAAGGACGCCAACGAATTGTCAAGAATATGAAGATGCTTCTGGAACCACAAAAACTAGCTTATGAAGCATACAAAGACATCAGAAAAGAAGGCGGAAGAACCCCCATTGATTTGCACGAAAGGGTGCTAGAAAGAATGGAGCCTAAGCTTGATAAGCTTGCCGAAGATTTCAAAAAGAATGCCGGGGAATTCGCAATCATAATTTCTCCAGATGGAGCTGAAGTTAAGGTCCCAAGAAATAAGGTAGATGAAGCGATGAAAGCTGGGGGAATATTAAAATGACTTCGGCTTTTGACTGGAATCAATTTGAAAAAGTTACACCTGAACCCAAAGCGGAACCTCAACCACAGGCGGCTTTTGACTGGAATCAGTTTGAAAAGGTATCAGAAGCAGGTCAACAGCCTCAACAAGCTGGTATTCTGCGTGATGTGGCTAGAACCGGTGCCAGAATAGGCGAAACTTTAGTTGGACTTCCAGGTGATATAGCCAACCTACCTAAGACAGCGATGCGGTTTGTAGCTGGCAAAATATCCCCTAAAGCAAAGGAAAATGTGGAAGGGGCTTTATCAATAGCGTCTGGTGTTTTCCCAGGGGCGAACTTGCCCACTTCTGAAAAGTTAAGGCAGGAAGCGAAGAAGGTTACAGGTGAATATTTAGAGCCTCAAACAAGGGGTGAAAGAATCAGTGATGAAGTTGCTTCCGATTTTGCATCGCTGGCTGTTCCCATTAAAGGGAAGGTCCCATTTTTAAAAACCCTTGGAAGGTCTTTGGGTATATCTACTGCAGCCACTGGTGCTGGTGAATTGGCTGAAGAATTTGGAGCAGAAGAGGCCGGGAAGGGCGCAACAAAGATGGGCGCTATGTTTCTTGGATCTATGTTTAATCCACAAGGCGCCTCCAAATACGTTTCCAAGTTGTATGCCGACGCTAAAGATCTTCTTCCAGAAGGAGCAAAAGCGCCAGCAAAGAACTTGTCTAAAGAACTCAATGGTCTAAGCAAGGAGCTGGTTAAAGGTGGTTCCGCCCCATCAAAGACTAAAGCTATACAGAAGATTTCCGAAATTAACGGAAAGATTTCCAAGGGAATGGTGCCGGTTGATGAGCTTACTGAATTCAAGAAAAGCATCAACGAAGCGCGCGCAGGATTATATGAAGAGTTTAAATCAGACAAAGTAGGCCGAAAGATGGCCAAAAGAAACCTAGATTCTGTATCTAAGGCTATAGACAATTCACTAAAGGAATACGGGCAAACACATCCTGAATGGAATAAGCTTTATCAAGAAGCAAACGCTGGATATGGGGCTATTGCCCAAAGCAGAAAGGTAAGTTCATCGGTAGCTAGGTTTATAAGAGCAAACCCACACATTTCATCGGCAGCATTGGCGGGCCACCTATTCGCAACGCCGCATGCAGCTGCAACTTTAGGTGGTGGAGCCCTGGCCCTTAAGGGCGTCGAACTGATGACAAGAATCGCAAAAAGCCCAACGCTTAGAAAATATTATATGCAAGCGATAGAAGCAGCTGGGAAAGAAGACGCGGCATCCTTTGCCAGAAACATGAGTAAAATGGACGAAGAAATTAACGCAAAGAAAAATTAATCTTCCCAGCAATCTCGCCAAAGAAAAGAGCCAACGATTAAAGTTGCTATTAAAATTGAAGCTGCTATCCCCATATTATTCCTTTTCCCTGCTTATAACAGCGCTTGGTAAAACCAGCCCATGGGCGAACATAATAGTTCTTATAGCGACTAGTTCTTGTTCTATCCTATTAATTCTTTTGCTAAGGTCATGCGTTTCGTCTTTCACTTCGGTTATTTCTTTCTTCAATTCTTCCTTCATCTTCCCCATTTCGGTTTTGATTAAACGCTGTACCCAAAAAACCACACCAAGCGCCGCCAAAACCGTGGTTGATATTACAGACATTACTTCTGTAGTCAGTTCCATATTTTCTCCATTTGCCCATCCACTATACCACTCATCTCCCTTAAAGTCGACGTGAAGAAATCATTTTAGAAAATGATAGGTTAAAAAATTTTGTTAACATACAATGGAGCCAAAGACCTTCCCATCTAAGGAGTCCGTATGGCTAATCCCCTTTTCAACGCCTATAGCTTCCCTACTCCATTCAATCAGCCATTCCCCTCCCCCGTAGTCGCGCAAAGAGCCCCAACCTCTTCTGATGTTCGGAATTCAAGTGGCGTTACATACGGATTCGGGCAAATCTGGGTCGACCAAAACGCAGACACAATCTACGCCTTATCTAACATTTCTTCAGGCAATGCAGACTGGGAGGTTTTGGGCGGATCGGGTTCAGATGTTAACACCCTAACCGGCGATTCAGGCGGCGCTATCTCCCCTTCGGGCGGCAACATCAATTTGTTGGGCGGTTCAGGAATAAGCACCGTTGGGTCTGGAAGTACAATCACCTTCAATGTAACTGGCGCAGGCCTTGAATATACAGAAGTTACTGGAACATCCCAGGCCATGGCGATCAACCAAGGCTACGTTCTGAACAATGTCGGTCTAGTTACAGCAACCCTTCCCGCTGTAGCGGCTTTTGGTTCGGTGGTTGCGGTAGTGGGAAAAGGTTCTGGCGGGTGGAGAATAGCCCAAAATGCTGGGCAGACAGTCCACCAAAACTCAACCGATAGCACGACTGGAGTTGGTGGTTCCGTATCTTCAACAGCTAGGTACAACACAGCATATTTAGTATGCATCACAGCCAACACTGATTGGGTGGTCTACGATTCACAAGGAATTCTAACCTTCGTCTAAGGAGACAGTATATGGTCTTACAATCAGCCGTAGGCGTTCTTCCCCTTCCAGTGGCTGATGGGGGAACAGGTGCAGCTACCTTAACGGGCGTCCTAACTGGAAATGGCACTTCTGCTGTTACGGCAAACGCGGTCACACAACACGGTGTTTTGATTGCCGGCGCATCAAATGCTGTTTCTTCTTTATCTGTAGCTTCTACTGGGCAAGCACTTATGGGTTCTAGTGGTGCTGACCCGTCCTTTACATCTACTCCAGCTTTTGGTGGAGCTATCAGCGCCGCAGGTAACATAGTAGCTTCTGCTTCTTCAGCTGGCGCTACTGTCAGCCTTCAAGCTACGAACTCAAATAACGCAAACATAGCCTCACATGCTCAAGTTCAAATCGCTGTGGGTGGCACATCTGGCGGTAATCCTTCTTTACTTTGGCAAGTAAGTGGCGTTGCAGCAGATGACTGGGCTGCTGGCCCCGATAGGGCAAATTCCTATAGATGGTGCCTAAGCGATGGAGATGTTGTTGGGACTGCCGATAGAATAAGAGTCGATCACACTACAGGGAATCTTTCTGTAGTTACTGGTGATGCTAATGTGCTTGCTGGCGGCGTTTCTGCAACTAAAGCTGTAATCGGCGGCAATAATTCTTCTTCGATAGCCAATTCAGACAATACCAACGGTGCCTCTAACGCAATTCTTTCTGCTTCAGTTGGTGGAGCTTCGGGTGGTGATCCAGAAGCCCAGTTCGTCATTCCTTCTGGCGCCACGTGGAGCATAGGCGCTGATAATTCTGCTTCTGACGCTTTCGTGATTGCTGCTTCTGCTGCACTTGGCACCTCCAACGCAGCGTCTTGGTCTACAGCGGGGGCTTTAACCAATGCCGGGGCACTTACAGTAACCGCAGGCAACATCCAGGCTTCTAATGGAAATCTTGTCCTCAACACGGCTGGCAATAAAATCGTTAGTACAAGCGTTGGCACTACTGCAGCCGCTGGGGCCAATTCGTTTGGTTCCGTAACTTTGTCAGGTGGTACAGCAACTGTAGCTACCACATCTGTAACGGCCTCTTCACTTATCCATATTTGGCGCCAGTCTATAGGTGCTACTGGCGCCGCAGCGCTTGGGCATCTATCCGTTGGGACAATAGTCGCCGCTACTTCTTTCGTCATTAATGCAGTTCAAGCAGCAGACGCTACAGCGCTACAGGCTTCTGATGTATCTGTTATTGGCTGGATGATCGTTAACTAAGGGTTACAATGACTTATAGAAACGATGCTGCTTTTGACACCCTAAGGTCTATCGCCGGATCGGCAATTACCGGAAGCTTTCAAAGCCTTGGAGCATCCCTAACTCTTCCTGGGCTAGTTATTTGTTTTAAGAATCAAACAGACGGCGACGTAATAGTTGGCGTAAGCTCCACAAATCGTCTTGTTCTTCCTTCAAACTCATTCACCATTTACGACATAAGAACTAACGCCCCTTCTACGATCAATTATATGTTTGCAGAAGGCACACAGTTTCAGGTTAAGGCTGGGACTTCAGCGCCAACTAGTGGCACGTTCTACATGGAGGCTGTCATAGCACAGAAGTCAGCCTAATGAGTCAAGCCGGCGTTCTTAGCGACAAAAGCACAAGCGCTGCTGATATTGAAGTTTTAACCGGCAATTCTGGTGGCCAGGTTGGGCCAACACTGGTATCGGGAAAATATAATGTTAACATCCTTGGATCTGGATCTGTAAGCGTAGTTGGCAACCCAGGCACAAGCACCTTAACTATATCTGTAGCCGGAGCAGGCATGACCTGGTCGGCTATATCGGCATCGCAAGCTTTGGCAGTTAATAGCGGCTATATATGTGTTGCCCCTGGTGGGGCCTTATCGCTTTCGCTCCCAGCTACAAGCATAGTCGGCGACAGCATATCGGTCATATTAGACGGCGCCACTAGCTTCACTATCACCCAAGGAGCTGGCCAACAAATCAGAATCGGAAATGTGGCCACTACCGCTGGTGTTGGTGGCAGCTTGGCTTCTACACAGCAAGGAGACTCCATCACCATGGTGTGCTCCGTGGCCAATCTAAAATGGAATATTTACTCATCAATGGGCAACCCAACGGTTGTTTAGAAATATAGGTTAACAGTATGGCAACCAACAATGCCGTCAACGTTTCTGCTGCTGGACTTGTTAAATATGATGGCGCTGGGACTTTTAGCGGTGTTACCGTAACCAATCACTCCCCATTAATAGGCGCAGCTTCAAATGGCATCACGTCATTAGGCCCGCTAACCAATGGGCAATTAGCAATAGGAAGCACGGGCGCCGACCCATCGGCCGCCGCGCTTACGGCTGGTTCTGGCGTCAGCATTAGCAATGGCGCCGGATCGATCACTATCAATTCGGTTGGTGGAGGTATTAGCTGGACTGTTGTAACAGGAACTTCGCAGGCTGCAGCTGTAAATAGTGGCTATATAGCCAACAATGCTGGGCTTGTAACCGTCACATTGCCGGCAACTTCTGCTGTTGGAGACTTAGTTGCCGTTACGGGAATTAATAACGCAACCGGATGGAAGATTGCGCAAAATGCTGGAAATCAAATTTTCTTTGGAACGTCTAGTACAACCGGAGGAGCTGGTGGCTCGCTGGCTTCATCTGCCACTAGGGACACCGTATATTTGGTATGTATGACAGCAAACGCCACATGGAACGTAGTAAGCTCAATCGGAAATATCACCGTTGTGTAGGGAGTCATGGCTATCACAAGCACAAATATCAATGATTTGGTGGCGCTTACAAGCGTTCTTGAAATTTCTTCTGGATCTGTTATAGAAAACGTAACCTATACACATTCAACTAGAAGCATGACTTTTGCTGCTCAACCCGCCTTCTCGTTGTCCGCGGCTGATTTTTTAAGCTTCTCAACTATATTGAACAACTTTAACACCAACGTTTTCTATGTATTCAATGTTAACGTAAATGGATTTGCAACCTTTGAAATATCCAAGGTTTTAGACGTAAATGATGGAGTAAGCACGTTGACATTTGACTTTAGAAAAGGAGTTAGGCCTATTTATCTAATTACAGCAACCTATCCCTCAGGAAACCTGTCTTTTGCCCAAAGAACCATATCGCCGACATTGACATACGAAGAGTGGGTTTATTTTCAACAGGCTAAGTTTCACTACGAACAAGAAATTAGAAAGGTTTTCAATATTTAGGAATGTATGGCAACCAATAACGCTTGGAATAGTTCTAATCCTGTTGAAATAGCCAAGGGCGGCACTAACGCCACTTCCATGGCTACAAGCACGGGCATAGTTAAGTATGATGGCACGCGCCTGGTTACCAGCTCCACAGCTTTAATTGATTCTTCTAATCGAATGACCAATACTTCTCAACCGGCATTCGCCGCTTTTATGAACACAGGAGTTACAAACGTTACTGGAGATGGAACAACATATACCGTTGTTTGGGACTCAGAATCTTTTGATCAGGGAGGAAACTTCTCTTCTACAACTTTTACCGCGCCCATAAGCGGACTTTATAGATACGAAGTTTTGATTGGCTTAGCTGGAGTGACAGCGCTTCATACTGCGCTTCTCGTTCAGCTAACTGTAGCAGGATTTTCGTGGCAAGTAATAAGGTGCAATCCTGGAACAATACAAGATGGGGGTGGTTTTTTAAATCTTTGCGGCACAGCCCTCATTTCTACCACATCGGGCCAGGGTGTTGTAATCCATGTCACTGTGTCCGGAAGCACAAAAACTATCGGGCTTACTGGGGTTATTGGAGCGGAGCTATTTAACTGGTTTAGTGGCAGTTTGGTTTGCTAAGGGAATAAATGGAAAACGCCGAAGCTCCCCAGCCGAATTTGATTCACAAGTGGGGCGAAAGTTTTGAAGCCTTCTTTGAATCCATATCCGATTTCTTTTTAGCCATTTCTTGCATTATTTTTTATGGGCTAAAAATTTTGTTTAAATCTGTTTTTTATGGTGGCCCAAACAAGAAAAAACCGTGGATAGTAATCTTGATCAAACTAGCCATTCAGGTTTTAACGATGGTGTTGCAGCGTAAAGAAGACAAGAAGAAAAAGCCCCACAAAAAAGGGGGCAAAAAGGAGAATTTATGACCTGGGCCATACCTATCACCATTCAGGATCTACTTGAAACTCTTCTGGAAGGTTTATTGTTCTTCTAATAAAGAAATCTGCCAAAAATTCATCTAGCGCTTTAAAACAAGAAATCATTTGTTTTTCGTTGCCTTCTTTGTAGAAAGTGTAGGCAGCGACGAGCTGTTTGTAAGTAATATCGTCAAGACATGTGTTTTCTTCGCACAGAAGCATTCTTTTGGCCAGGGCCGTATTTTCGTGGGCTAGCTGCTCCCAAATTCCATAGTACATCGGAAAGGCTGGGGAAGACGCAAGCAGAAGTGACGCTACACCGAAAACCTTCATAAACGACTTTAGAAGCCTAAATTTTGAAGTCTTTTTCTCAACAGCTATGGTCGTACCACCAACAACGATATCTTCGTTTCTAGGGGCCTCAGAAATTGAACAAATGGAAACTGGTGATCGCATCTTAAAGCCAATGACCCTTGTTGGTCGCCGACATCGCGCATAAGGTTCCGTGCGTTGGTTTTCTTGCATATTCACTCCTTGGTGTAAGTAAACTTTTTACCACTAGGTTCGATATGCTACTCGTTTTTTGAAAAATCCTGAAAGAGTTCTTTTGGGTACATGCGCTGCAATTCCAGAATTTTCTTGCAGTAACTTTCGTATGCGCCGTGAAGCTGATCTGAAAGGTTTCGGTTGGATTGATGCAGGGGAACTGGAAAACAAAAGTTTCCCCCGAAAATTGTGTCGGGGAATATCGCAGAAACGTAAATCACATGCTCCTCTTCGGACATGGAAAGGCGAATCCCGGCCGGCCAGGAAGGCGAGCTGTTTTGTATGAATTTTTTGCAATGCTCCACATTCCTATCAAAATCTGGATGAGCCTTTTCTGCGTCAAACCTTATCCTCTTTGTGGGGCCGCTGGAAGAAAGGAAGAAGGTGTTTCGCTTCATGCTTCCCACTCCCTGGGGTTATATTCTCCCCCAAGCATCTTCATGAAAAGAGGCCTAAATTCCTGCTGTGGAAGGGAATAAAGAGCCTGCTTATAAAATGTGGGATGTATTACGCCATGGTCTTCGATTTTGAATGAAACCGCTTTGAAGGATTCCGGATACTTTGCTTTTACGGCCCACACAAAGGCCTTGTTCGCCTTCACTGGGTCAACCTGCTTGGGCTTCGGGACCGCGTTCATCTGAATGCAAATTTGATCGAAGTGTTTCCTTAACTTCTCAGGGCTTAAGCAGTTCTTACACCAGAAGTCGTCGTTCGTGGCCCACTCAATGGCTTTACGAACCTCATCCACAGGCCTTTTGTCCTTCTGTAAGATGTCGTCGAAGGCCTTGGCCCACTTGGCCGCGTTGGGTTGCTTGAATGTGGGTCTTATCTCCTGGATTTTCTTAAGAAAAAAAGAAGAAAGGGCTTCGGCGTCAGCCGAAGGGGCGGCGGTAGCCGCTTTAGTCTGAGCGCTTTCTTTTATATTTCTTTTAGTTAGATCAGCATTAGTTCTAGTCAGTATATAGTTTGCGTCCTCTTGTAGAGGATCCTCTACCACAGGATCCTCTACAGGAGGACACTGTAAACTTTTTTTGAAAATAGGGAATTCTGCCACCTCGTAAAAGAACCGCCTGAACTTGCAAACCCTTCCCCTTTTGTCGGTTACGTCTTCTATGTATTCCGTTCTTCGTATATACCCAGCTTCTATGGCCAGCTTAAGCATTTTGTATATAAATTTTTTTGACTTCCCTTGGTCTTTTATGAAAAAGGGTATAGAAATTTGCCAGTCATCTGGGAAGCTTAGGCAGTACCATATAAACCACCTGCATTCGGGCGGTATTGTTTTGTCCCTGGGGAGGGCAGTGGTGGTTGTAACGTAGTTTTTGTTGTGTGACGAGCGGACAATGCAGTTGTGGAGGCGTTTTTTTTCTTGCGTCATATGAACCCTTGTTGTGCCGACACTTAAACAAGGAGCGACGCGCCACAAGAAAAGATATACAAATTCTTTTAGATGTTCTATATCTTAAGAATCGGGTATCTTTGTCGAGACGGCGCTCCTTTTGCGGGTGTGTCGTTAGGCCCTGCTAGGCCTGAGTTGTTTCTGTAACTGTTTGCCTCTAAAGATCCGTCTTTAGGGGCTTTTTTCTTTTCACAGCCTACTCCTTCTAACACATTTTGTTCTAGGCGTTTCGGTTAAAATAGTTCGTTTCATTATTTGGTTTTTATTAACAACTTCTTAAGCTTAAAGCGCCTGCAGCTTTTGTTTTGCATAAACTTCTTTAGTTAAAAAATGTATTTGTATATCTTTGTCCCCCAAAAGGGGGACATATGCAAACACTGGTGAATGATTGGTGCATTGCGCCGTTTAATTCTTTAAGGCAAAGGGCTTGTGCCGTTGCCGAAGATCACTTAAGCCAAGCCGTTCTTATAGCCACCATTTCCGGCGTGGTTCTGGCGATTATCTGTTCGGTTTCTTTGGTTTTTATCGCTGCGTATGCGTTTTTGGGCGCCACAGCGTTCTTTGCTTTGGCGCGGCTTAAGGACAGCAAATCAATCGAAGAAATCAGTTCTTCTTCGGCTTCCATCAAAGAGGCTACGGGCAAGATTTCCCAAGTCAACGAAGCATTTTCTAGCCAGATTGGCGCGCTTAAAGAAGAAAATCGTCAACTCAACGAAACGGTCATTCAAATTTCCAAGGATCGTGGAGTTATGAAAATCCACATCGACTTGCTTAAGGGCATTTTGGACAAAGCAGAAGAAGAAAATGCGAAGTTAAAACAGTGCGCGGAATCTGTTCGTGAAAGCAAGGATCAGCTCCACGATGAAGTGGAGTCCCTGAAAAAGGAAAGGGATTCTTTGAACATGTGCGTTAATTCCCTTGGCGATAAGATCGATGGTCTTAGGGAAGTTAACCGCCTACTTTCAGAATCCAGCCTTAAGAATTCTGAAACCTGTAGCTCCATGAAACAGGCGAACCAAGACCTTTCATCCAATGTGGGCAACCTAAGGGATGTTGTGGCTTGTTTGGAAGCTGGGGTTGGGAATATGACGACTTCACGCGTTCCCGGGGAGGCTGGCGAAGTAGATTTTGAATCCGTTTTGCGTCAGGCAGGTGCCTTAAAGGATGAATGCGCCGCCTTATCCGAAGAAAGGGAAAAGACAAGAAGGATGCGTGAAGATTCAATGACGTCCATGATGGCAATGATGGACCTGTTGAGTTTGAAAGCTAAGACATTATCTAAAAAAGGAATACTATGAAATCTTCTACAATTGAAAAGTTGTGTGAATTTAAAGATAAGTTTGGGAGGTTCTTTGTTCATAAGAAAAAATTAAAGGCGCTTTCTAATTATTCAAGCACCTTGCCTATAGAAAAAAATCACAAGACGGCCATCAAGCTAATCGAAACATTTGCTGATGCAGGTTTTTTGGAAGAGGAGGACGTTACCTACCTGAACCACCTTCTGGAAAGGTACGAGGTTAAGTTTACCGAATGGGCGCATAAGACCAAGTGGCTTCAACAGCATATGAAGAAGTTGGCTGACGAGAAGAGGGGGGTTCAACCAAAGCCGCAATACAAAGAAGTCACCATCTTTGAATTTATGGAAAAGAAGAAAAGCGAACAGGTTGTGTCGGTTCCCCTAGAAATCTTGGCTCAACAGTCCCAAGCTAAAGGACTGCATGTATGATTTACGTTTTGCTGATCATTTTAATGGTGATGGTTTGCTATCTGATCGTATCCGTTAAGGAAGCGAAGGAGACTGCAGAACGCATTGAATACAAGCTGAAGAATATGCAGCCACCACAAGAAAGGCCGTTTGTTTCACAGATACCGTCCAGGCCTGTTGTACAGAACCCTCAACCCGTTGCGCAAATTGTGCCACAACCAGTGGCACAATTGCCCTTAGAGCAGGCGTCTCTTTCTAGAAAAAGGGGCCCTATGTCCGCCGAAGTTAAACGGAAGATTTCCGAAAGCCTAAGGCGGACTAAGGAAGAAAGGGAGGCTGCTAAGCCGTCTGTTCAACCAGTTGGGGAGCCTCCGCAGGTTTCTTGACAAATTTCTTTATGTAGGCCGATTTAAAAGATTGTATTACCTCCTTTTCCAGGGCGCATTGAACGATCTCTTCGATTGGCCTATTCTTTTTATGCGCAAGAAATTGAACGTATTCTTCTAGGTAGGCGGTAGTAATGCCGTCTATTTCAAATATTTCCTTAAGCGCCTCCATGGGTTCAAAAAGTGTTTCCGATTGTGCCACTTCTTGCGCCGATTCGATTTTTTCCTCTATGGAAATAGTTGATTTTTTGCTTTCTTGGGGTCGATTTGTTGGTGCATTTACGGTAACAAAATCGTCTTCAGGATCTTTGGCAATGCGCTGTTCTGGTGGAGTTCCCTGGATGTCGTAGCCTTCGTCTTCGCTATAACAAGCGCCAACTACATCTGAAAAAAGAACCCTGGCCAGCATAGAAAGCGCCCTAGCAAAAAGCATGGCCTTAGGGTTTTTACGCCAGTTGTCATTACTTGTTAACCCAGCAAGCTTGGCGTCTTCCATGTCATATTCGCATCTATAGGAATCGTGATTGTCTTTTCGGACGCCGATGATTACGCACTTTTCCCTGGTATGCTCAACCACTTTGATACTATGACCCGCTGATCGTATTCGATCGCTAAGTAGATGCGCAGACATAGTTATCTTGCCCTTGATGATGTTGAAGGCTCCATTGATCGCCTTCATGGGCGACACGCCAAAGTCGGCTGCACTAAGCATTAGGTTAAATAGCGTTGCTTCGTTCATGCCAGCATAGCTGCCTGAACGAGCGGCCATTATAGCCAGTTCCTTCAAGTTGCTTATTTGGTCTTTGTTGTACTTGATTAGGTTGGTCATGATGTTTTCCTTAATGATGATGTTGTTTCTTCGTAAATCTCAATGCCAGGTATTTCAAGCATACCAAGCTTGATTGCATGCTGTATGGCTTCTTCGTTGACCATAAGATATTGGCTAGGGACTTTTGCTTCGTCGACAACCCTAAACTTGGTCGTTCGCTTAGTTACCATAATCGCCCCATCTCCAGCGGGCACAATTGATTGGACGGGCGCGACTGAATCTTCTTCTAGGTCTAGAAGGGATACTTTAGATTTAAGTTCAGTTTCCTTTTTCAGGCGTTGCTCTTCTAAAAGCTGGAGGTATGAACAAGTTTTTCTATTCGCGTCGTCGATGAAGGTGTCTAGAATTGAAGTAAGCTCCTTCGCCTTGTCGTTGATTGAAGTGGTCTTCTTCCTATAGGGTTCTGTGATGCGCTTGCGGCAATCTTCTATGAATTTTTTCCACGTCCTGGCTTTGTTGTAAAGAAACGTGGCTTCCTTATAGCTTTTGTCGTCTACTACGCGAATGTCTGATTTGATTAGATATCCGAAAAGCTCCTTGGCGCAGCCCTCAACTGTTTCGCTATATAGCTCAACGGGCAGGAATTTACTTTTTTCTTTAACTAAAAAGTTTTCTAAAATCTCTTCATGGTCTACAATCGGGGTTGCATTCATACATGTTTCCTTGGTTTGCCGCTCAGCGCAGGGCGGTTGTCTTTCATTTTCATACTCCTTCTCCTCCTGGCTTGGTTTGGTTGGGAGGAGTTTTTCTTCCTGATAGTTTATCATTTTTCGCCATTTTTGATAATCAAATCATGTGTTAACCAGAAATTGTCTACCAACCTAAGACATTCTTTCATTATGTTAACGTCATAAGTAAACCTAACAACTTCGGGAAGTTCGCCATATTTATTCAGCTTTAGAAACAGAAAAGTAGGCGCTATCGGTTTGCCGGCGCCGACAAGCAGATGCCGATAAAGGTGAGCCTGCTTATTCCAGTAAGGAGCATTCACTTGGGCGGAAGTTTTGTAGTCGATCAAAATACGTGGGCCTATGCCATGAAACTGAATCACGGCGTCAACGCATCCTGTAATCATTTTCTCATCGTCATAATGCCTTGCTTCCGATTCGATGAAAGTAGGGCGAGCATCGTTCATCCATTTCTTAAAGCTTGTAAAATATCCAATTTCGTCTCTTCCAAGTATTGGCGGCTCCCCATGGACAAAGTCGCAGATTCCTTGATGTACATTACTACCAATTCTGGCTTTGTTGGCGAGGACTTCGGGGTCGATTCCGAATAGGTCAGACTCTTTTGTCAACACTTCCGTGACACGGGCGTATTGTTTGCCGTTGTGTTCAAGCATTTAAGGCGCCTCTTTTTGATTATTTTTATACACCCATACCGAAAAATTCGCCCATGGCTTGTAAAATGCCCCAAAAGAATCTTGTCCTTCTTCGCCACCTTTCCCAATTAACACGATGAAATCAGCCCCTATTTCGGCCGCTTTTTGTTTTGCCTTTTCAATAAGATTGTCAAAGTTGGCATATGCATTTCCGGTTGTTCTTATAGTTCCAAGTCTAACGCAAGGGTGCCTGGAGTTTTGAAAAAAAAATTTCACATTATGTGGATAGTGCTTTTCACGAACCTGGGCATCCTCGTCTAAATACAAAGAAGCCCCTGATTGCTGTAATTCCGCATAACCCATCGTAGTGATTAAAATTGCTAATGCTGTAGAAACTTTTATTATTAAATTCATTAGCGTCTCCTTTAAAACTGATTTCCTTTGTCCTAGACTTTAATAATTCTAAGAATTAAAATCAATGGTGAAATGGAGATCAATATGGATTTAAACAAGTACATGGAAGACAACAAAATTTCACCCATGGAAATGGCCTATCGCGCTAAAGTAGGTCTGGCTAGTATTTATCGCATTCTTGCCGGGGGCAAGCCACTAAAAACCCTGGCTAGAAAAATTTCAAAAGCTACAGATGGGAAAGTAACCATTGAGGAGTTGATGTATGGAAGCACAGACCCAGGAAGCGGAGGCTTTAGTAGGCCTAACCGCAATCGGTACGTACGCACATGTGACGCGGGAAGCGATCTGCCAAGCGATCAGGCGGGGAATTCTGAAGGCTGAAAAGGTAAATGGCGCGTGGATCACTACGAAAAGCAATGTAGACCATTATATCGTCAACAAATACAACCGGGAAGAAAAGGCGAAAAGCAAAGAGGGAAGAAAGATTTTTGACATAGGAAGCGGCATTATGTCCGTAAAGGCCAGCGCTAAATATCTTAGCGAAGAATTGGGCAGAAAGGTTTCTATGCAAAGGGTTTACTACATGATCGCTAGGGGATATCTTGTGGCCTATAAGCAAGGATCTTCTTGGGTTGTTATGGAAAAAGACCTGCAGGATATCGTTCGTATTGAACAAGAAGCGGAGATGGCTGTTTTACAAAAATAGCAAATTTGTTTTTAATGACCCCCACTACTAAGGGGGTCAATGCTGATCTTCAGTGTGTTTGGCAATCCCGCGCCACAAAAGCAAACTAGGTTTTCTTGCCGTTCTGGTAAGCCCATTTGCTATGACCCTTCATCCAAAGATAAAGAATACATCCAGTGGCAGATAAAGCCCACGGCCCCCAAGGAGCCGTTAATAGATCCCATAGAATTGACTTTAGTTTTTTTTCTAGAAGTTCCTAAGGGCACGTCAAGGTTAAAAAGGACGCAAATGCTCAATAGGATCATACTCCCCAACAAGAAGCCTGATGAAGATAACCTGGCCTATATCGTCACTAACGCTATGAAAGGTTTGGTGTACGTAGATGATAGCCAGATATGCGCCAAGCACGTATATAAGTTCTATGGAGCGGAGCCCAAGACGGTGATCAGGGTTAGACCTATCTTGACTATGGAAAGATTAGGACTAGACGTAGACGAGTTCTTACACCCAAAATGAGGTTAAGATGCCATTCAAATCCAAAGCACAGCAAAAATTTCTGTTCGCTAAGAAACCTGAAATAGCCGAAGAGTTTGCAGAAACGACACCAAAAAGCGCATATAAGAAGCTGCCTGAACATGTGAAAAAGAAGAAGGGAGCGAAAAAGGGTGGAAAAAAGTAAGAAGTTAAAAAGGAGCGTGTATGACCACTGAAATCGTGAAGACATTTAGCTTAGACTCAACAGGTCTTCCAGACCTACTTTTTATAGTTTCTTGTATGGGCATAAGTGGGTTGCTGGTTTCGCGATGTGAATTAAAAGATAGGGTCAACCTAGAAGTAGTATTTGAAAAAAGGCAAAAAGATGGAAACGCAACATAATGACCATTATCAGACGCTTGGGAAAGACCATAAAAACATAAGCGTTCACGTTAGGTGTGCTGAATGTGGCCGTAAGGATGTTGTGCAGGTTGGATATTTTGAAGAATTTGAATGGAAATGTAGGTGCGGCGAAGTGATTGCTGTTAGATATCCAGATCCCGATCACCCGCTTCCACAGGGAGAAAGGGGATAAAAAGCCCTGGCCGTGTGTTCTTTCCTGATATTTTCGCACCAGGGCGCATCTATCTTTGGTGCTTAAGTTTCGAAACGATGTGCACTCTAGCCTTTAGGCCCTTTTCTTCAGAATCCTTTTCGCTTTTATCGAAAGGATGAGGCCCAAGCGCTTCTTTTTCAGTCTCCTTCTTGTTGATACAAGAAGAATGTATAAATATGCCTCCCGCCAAGCAGGAAGCGACTATAATCGCTATAAGCATAAAGCCTCCTTAGGCTATTTGCTAGTACCTTGCCATGGTTCTTCTGGAGTATTGCCAGTACAATCGCCATGAATATTGGACGGATCTACATCACGGTTTCTGCTTTCATTTTGGTCATAGGTGCCTGTGTCAGCAACGCTTGTTGTTGATGTAGTTGAAGTAGTAGTAGTGGTGGGGGTTTTAGTTTTGTCTTTGTCGTTATGTGAGGCGAAAATGGCACAAGCGCAGGCAAGCGATCCAATCAGAACGGTTAAGAACATGTGTGACTCCTTGGTTTGTGTTAATGCAGGCGATACATTACTAAAAAGTTTCATTGCGATACAGGAATTTTTGAAAATCTGCAGTATTGGCGTAAAATCGCCAAAAACGCGTTTAAATGGCCAAAACAAAGCGAATTTGCACAGCGCCACTGAATGCATCCCCTAAGACGAAATAGTTGAAATTTGGGGTGTTTGGTGTAGAAAAATAAATTGTTAACACATAAAGTGGTCTTGATATGGAAGAGAAGAAGGCGAAGAGCGAAGCGGCTGTTTCGCGAAAGCGCGGACCGTACAAGCCAAGGAAAAAGAAGCTGAAAACCAATGAGGCACAGTTGGTTGAGGACTTGGCAAGCATTCTGTGTACGATGGAGGAGATGAGCAAGATAACGAAGATGAGTGTGGAAGACCTTGATAATCAATACGGTAAGGTCATCGAAAACGCGCGCGCGAATGGCAAAAGCTCCCTTCGCCGCCTTCAATTACGCATAGCCCGCGAAGGCAATGCAACCATGGCCATTTTCCTAGGGAAAGTCTTGCTCAACCAGCGCGAAGAAGAATCCAAAGACGCGCCCAAATTCAACATTACCATCAACAACGTGCCCAAAGATAAGCCCGCTGAGGCAAATGCCGCCGAAGAGTGACCCAAGCAAAAGCTTAGGCTTAGAGCAGCGCTTTAGCATTGATTATATTCGCAAGGAAGCCGATTCAATTCTTCGCTGCCTTTACGACAACCCTGAAGACCCCATAAAAAGGGCCAAGAAGCGCGCTATAACGGCTTTGCTCACGGACGACGACATAAGCATTGCGCTAACCAATCTTAAGCATTCACGAAAAGAGGATCCTATGGACAAGCAAATCAATAAAGTTAAACAAGACATCGAACAAGACAAGAAAGTGAAAGCCAAAAAAGATGTTAACGATCTTCTAAAGATGGACAAGAAGTTCGACAAGAAGCTGGATAAGTGTGACGACATGATGAAGAAGGGCAAGAAGTGATCTTGCGCACATTATTTGGACATAAGATAAAGATATACACAGAAAAACGCGTTTTCTTGTGCACGTTATAGGCATAAACGATGGATGAGCTAAAAGAAGCAAGCCTTGTAAAGGCATCCGAACGCGTTAGCGATCTGGGATCGGCGGTCTACTATATTAAGCGCGTAGCCAGGCTTTTGCAGAAGCATGGATTGCTTAGCGATGCTTTGGACTTATACGTTCAGAAGATTAAAGAGGCCGCTTTACATGGCATAGATCGCGTGATCGATGTGTCGGATTTTGAATGAGGTATTAGATGAGAACCAAAGCCCAAAGAGCCTTTGATATTTGCAAGGCCGACGATTACCTAAGACGTGCGGCCAAGCTATTGGCGGCTAATCATTTGCTTACGGCATGCCAAGAAGCTGAATTAAGGGACCTGCGCAAGCACTGCGATGATGAAATTGGCAGGCTTGATGATATGGAAGTGGTGGAGCCGGAAGAAGAGGGCGTCATCCCTTTCTAGTTGTTAAGGATTACTTAACAACTGCCACGCTTGTTGTTTTGCTTTCTTTCAGCAGGTCATAGAACTTTTGGTCGTTTTCCCTAAAGCGTTGGTCCATATCTTTGCGAAGGTCGATGAACATTTCGTATAGCCTATCTGTCCTGGCCTCAGCACGCTGTATTTGGAATGCCAGGAATAAAAAACAAGCCACAACAATTCCGGCAAGACTAAACCATTCGGCTGAAAACATCGTCGGAAGCGTTCTTTTTTCCACTGCTACTTCCTTTGCTCCTTTAGGAGGTCGATGAACATTTCGTATAGGCGGTCTGATCTTGCTGCCTGCTCTTTAATGTCCTGCCTAAGCTCTTTATATATGAAGAAGCAACATCCTATCATAATGGCCGCTAAGCTAAACCATTCAGCTGAAAACAGCCAGGGAATCTTTTTCTTTGGTTCTGTCATACTTTCCTCACCTTTTGCCCACAAGGTTACCACAAATGTCCCTAGAACACAACATTAACCTCCCCTACAACTATTCTCCTCGCCCCTATCAAAAGCCCTTTTGGTGGGCTATGCAGGACGGCATTAAACGTTGTGTTCTTGTTTGGCATCGTCGTGCCGGCAAAGAAAAGACCTGTTGGAATTATTTAATAACGCAGGCCTTGCAGCGTCGCGGCACCTACTACTACATCTTCCCGGACAATAAGATGGCGCGCCGCATCATATGGGACGGCATGGACAAGGAGGGCTTCAAAACGCTTCACCATATCCCCGACGAGCTTATAGACGGCGTCAACAATACCGAAATGAAGATCTCCCTTAAGAACGGTTCAAAAGTTTTGTTACTAGGCTCCCATGACGTAGATAAGCTGCGCGGACCCAATCCCATTGGCTGCGTCTTTTCCGAATATGCCGAACAGTCGCCTATGGCTTGGCAAACAATCTCCCCCATCTTACGTGAGAACGAAGGCTGGGCGATCTTTAACTTTACACCTAAGGGGCAGAATCATGCTCGCGACCTCTTTGAAATGGCTAAAGTCAATTCTCTTTGGTTCGCTGAACTTCTCACTGTAGAAAATACGGGCGCTATCAGTCGCGAAGAGGTTGAGCGCGAGCGCCAAGAAGCGATGATGAGCGACGACATGATCCAGCAAGAATACTACTGCTCATTTACGTTGGGCGTCGAGGGGTCTTACTATGCTAAGTATATCCAGCAGGCTAAAGAAAGCGGCCGAATCGGCAATGTACCTCACGATCCTTCTAGCCGTGTATATACTGCTTGGGATCTTGGTTATGGCGATTCTACTTCCATTGTGTTTTATCAAGTGGTGGGGAAAGAAGTACACATCATAGATTATTATGAAGATCACGGCAAAGGGCTGCCTCATTACGTCAAGATGCTTCGCGACAAGCCCTACATTTATGCCGACCACTATGCTCCGCATGATGTAGAATCCCATGCCTTCTCATCGGGCCTGTCCGCCAAGGAGGTTGGCGCCGACCTAGGCATCAAGTTTATCACCCTGCCTACACTTAAAATACGCTTAGAAGATGGCATTGAGGCTGCGCGTGGCGTCTTCTATCGCCTTTGGATTGATGCGGCTAAAGGCAAGTTCCTGATCAAGTGCCTGGAAAACTATAGAAAAGAATTTGACGACAAGAATAACGTGTATAAACTGCGCCCACTTCACGACTGGTCTTCGCATGGAGCGGATGCGTTCAGATATATGGCGATTGCCGTGCGTATGTTCGTGGATTCGGAAAGCGCGGGAATATCCGATAAAGAAGCCGACAGGCTTTACAATCTATACAATCCAAAGTTTGGATAAAGGCTTAGCATGGGTTCTGGCTACTTACTTGTTTCTCCGCTTAGCAAAAAGGAAATGGAAGAGGTCATAGACACACTAGGCCTAAGCAAAAGGAATCGGGAGATTATTGTGTTAACGGAAGGCTTGTTCGGCAAAGACCCCGTACCCATGAAAGATCTGTGCAAGAAGTTCAAAATCGCCCAATCCACGGGTGGAGCTGTGAAAAAGTCTGTTTTCGAAAAGATGAAGAAGATTAGGATGAAAAAAGATATTTTAGAATGCGTTAGGACGGGCAGGCCGATTACTGGCTTAGATAAGAAAAATGCCTAATAGAAGCAAAGAAGAGCGCGAAGAGATATTCGAAGACTTTGAACTGTACTGCGCTATCTTCATGAAGATCAAAAAGATAGAAGTCTCAGACCTTTTAATGGTTCTAAAAAATATGTTTGTCTATCTTTGCGCCGCCTATGGCATGAAAAAGGAAGTTTTTATTGAGCTCGTGGACGAAGAAATTCAGCTCTTCGAATCTTTTCTCGAGCGCTTCGAAAAAGAAAAGAAAAAACAGAAGGCGTAAAGCATGTCGTCTCCTTTTGAAAAAGAAAGGGAAAAGATACCTTTCCCCGAACACATCTTTCAAGGAATGTCTGAAAAGGCTATTAACCGCTTAAGAGCGAATTGGTCTGGCAATCCAGATAAGTTCCTTTCCAACCTGGAAAAGGATTTAAATATAAAATTTGCCGGGTGTGACGTGGAAAAAGGAACGGTAGTTTTTCATAGGAACACTTCTGGGGAAGTTAAAAATGACGTCTCCTTTTAACCAAAAGCTAGGGTCTTTAGATGGAACCCTGAAAGATGGGGAAGGAAAGGAAATTTCTATTCCTGTGTGCCCAGATTGTTCTACAAAAAAAACCCTTGTTATGGGTTATAAGGCTTCTATTTGGATTTGTAATAACAGCGGTTGTAAGGGAAGTTAAAAATGACGTCTCCCTTTAATCCTCCAATTTCAACCTCCACAGGTGGCGCTGGTGGTGGCGCACGCGGAGGCTTTAGCGCAGGACGAGGCACTGTACAGGTTCAAGCGCCTCCACGTCCTCGCCCATTCCCCTGGCCTTTACCCTTTAGCGCAACCCAAGGCGCCGTAGGCGGTGCTGGTGGGGTCGGCAAAGTTATGGTCCCATCACCGCCATACGACGGCCCCTTCCAGCTTTATTTCCCTTATGCAGTTCCCGCTTTATATGGTTTACCCAATAACCCAGCAAGGTTGTAAGGTGAATGAGCACGAAGATCCAGTTTTTGAGTTTCAGGAAGACTGCATTAAGGAAGTGCTAGACAAACACCAAATAAGTTTGATGGATTTTTGTCACGCCTTGATGTCGGTTTTTTTTGAGGCTACTGGATTCATGTCGGAAATTAGGGAACAGGTTACTGGCGAAAGCCTGTTCTTGAGATTTGTTGGTTCGCTTGAAAATCGCCCCACTTTAGATTGTTTAGGAATTTTGGCTGAAATGAAAATAAAGATTATGGAGCTGGAAAATCAAATAAGCATTTTAAACGGAGAAAATAATGGCTAAAGGCCGCGTTCAGATCCAAAGGCCCCCCTCCCCGGTTCCAAGATCGCCAATGAGCCCTATTGGTGTTCAAAGCCCATTTGTGCCTTTTCCTAGGATTCCTTATCCGCCAGGACAGGTGAACCCTGTGCAAAACCGGACCCCATAACTGGGCTGGCTTCGCGTTTAGCCTCATCAAAGACAAAGGAAAGCCATGGAATGGAACAAAGCGGAAGACATAGCTCCATATCAGGACGGGTTCTATTTAGCCTGTTTGACTTACATAGACAGCTTGGGTAGGCAAAAACACAAAATCAAAGTTTGCCGCTACGATTCCATAGACGACGCTTGGTACATGGGGATAGCCCTTGTTCAAGTTGTCTACTGGCAAAAACTGCCAGAAGCGCCAAAGGATCTTTATAACTAAGGAGGGAAGATTGAAGCTATATTCTTACCAGGAAAACGCATTGAATGCGATCGATTCAGATCCATCCTTTTCCCAACTCATTTCCATGCCGACCGGCACAGGAAAGACTGTAACCTTTTTAAGCGCCATCCAAAGAAAAAAGAAGAAAAGCTTGGTTTTGGTCCATAGGCAAGAACTGCTTGATCAAACTTATGAAAAAGCCAAAGCGCTTGGTTTCAACGAAGAAGAAATTTCTACAATAGATTCTGAACACAAGGGTCCTATAAAGGCGTTGACTATAGCCATGGTCCCCACGCTAGTTAAGAATGTAGAGAAATATTCACCCGACTCCGTGGAAATGTGCGTTGTGGACGAAGCTCATCATGCTGTGGCTGACTCGTATCAAAAAATATTCGAATACTTCCAGATCTTTGAGAAGGAAAAGACGCTTCTGGGCTTTACAGCAACCCCTTTGCGTGGAGATCGGCAGCAGCTTTCTCCTTTGTTTCACTCGCATTCTTTCAAGATGACGCTTTCCGAAGCGACCCAAAACGGATATATCTGCCCTGTTCACGGCATGCGCATAGATATAGAAAGGTCCCTGGAAGAAATAGATTCCGTAAGCGGTGATTACGATATTTCCAAGCTAGATAGGGTCATGAACTGTCCAGCTGTTACCGATGTCATAGTAAGCAAATGCCAACACCTCAACAAGGTACCAGCCTTAATCTTTTGCACTTCTATAGATCATGCCAAGAATGTTGCTAAGGCTCTTCGATCTAAAGGGAAAAAAGCCCTTTGTATTTCATGTGAAAACTCAAAAAAATATATAAATAAGGCTTTCTCCCTCCTGAAAGAAGGACGCGTTGATTTCCTTACGAATGCTGTAAAGCTAAGCGAAGGGTTTGACTATCCGCCCATTCAATCCATAATTCTTGCTAGACCTACACGTTCCCCTGTTCTTTACAAGCAGATGATAGGAAGGGGGCTTAGGAAGTTTGAGGGCAAGCACGATTGCTTTGTATTGGAATTTTCTGGTAACGATCCCAGAATGATTCGCTGGGAAGACATAGATGAAAATTGTACCTTTCAAAGCTCTACGCTTAAAGAAAAAGCGGACCGTTCGGACGCTGAAAAGTTTTATAGGGCTAGGTTTGGATCGCCAAATCTAAAGGTTCTTGGCGTAAGAATCTCGCCATTTAAGTTTTATGAATGTTATATAAGGCGCTTAGTTTCTTTTAAGCAGATATTCCGCTTTGTTCCATTCACCGATGGATTTTGCGTTTTTGAATTTAAAAGAAGCTCCTACCGTGTCTTTAATACGGGCGTAGACCACTATGCAGTTGGCTACGTTTGCTTTTGGAAACAAGAATTCAAGTCTTTCTATGTATGGAGCTACGGTCGTCTTCCGGGCGATAAATTTGGAAATTCTTTTAAAAACTTAGAAAAGCTGGCTCATTTTTACTGTTGCGAGCAGCCGGGCCAATTTGGCAAGTGGTATCCTTCAGAAGAAGAACCAGCCACCCAGCGTCAAAAAAGCTTCATGAATATTCCTAAGGGAACTTCTGCGCGAAAGGCCGAAATGCTTATTGAGGATAGCGTCGTAAAAAGGGCGATTAACAAGTTTTGGATAAATGGCGACATTACACTAAATACTTATGACGATGGATCGCATTCCAATCCAATTTTGACCATATAGTGGGTTAAGGAAACCGATATGTTGATTTTTTGTATTTTTTGGTGCATATTTTCAGGATGCACGTATTCCATAAACATGGTACATACAAGCGGCGAGGCCTCAGACGTCATTGACGAAGACCAGTCGCCCAAGGCCGATATTAAGGTGCCTATCAATGAACCCCCTTTCGCCGGGCTCGTCGCAGCAGTTTGAAGACTTTGTTAAAGAGATACTGCAGACAGCTCCATTGGCCCCAGATTCTTCCGGTATACTTGATTCGATCCCAGAAGACAGGCCTGTTGTTGCTGGGCATCCTTTCATAGAAGACATTTCATTAACAGAAAGTCGAAGCGCTTCTGTGGAACCTATGCCTGTCGCTATGGAGCCTATCCAGCCTCCGCCTAGTTGGGTTGAAAGGCTCGTTCAAATGGTCAAAAGCATTCTTAATAGAATCTGGATTAGACCGTTCCACTTCTAGCCCATAAGATTCCATCATCTTAAATGTGTTAACTTAAAATTTTATGTGTACAATAAAGGAAGCATTCAATCAGGGCCCTTCATGTCAAGTCCAATGTCTTCCTATTCCGGCGACGCTAAAGATTTCCTTGAAGACTACAAAAAGACAGCGAAAAGTGATCCAAGACTAGAGTTCCACCAGGACATCATTAAAGACTTCGGAGAAAACTATGAGCGCGCCTATCAACTTTTAAACACCTTCTATGCAGAAGCTTACAAAGACCTTAGCTATTATTTGGGCAACCAGTGGAGCTTAGAAGAGCTTTCCTATCTTAACAACCAGCGTCGATCTAGTTTCACATACAATAAGATTAGACGCTTGGTCAACCTGGTGCAAGGCTATCAGCGCAAGAATCGCTTAGCCACAGTCATTACGCCCATAGAAGACGCTTCTGAAGAAACCGCTGCCCAACTCACGGATGTAGTCCAGTATGTAATGAACTACGCCGACGGCTACGACATGATAAGCGATGCTTTTAAGGGGGCGCTTACTTCGGGCATATCCTTCCTGTCGCCCTATGTAGATTATAGATCTGATCCAGTGAGCGGAGACATCAAGTTTCATCTAGACGACTGGAACGCTGTGATTTTCGATCCCTTTGTAACTAAGCTGGACTTTTCTGATTGCAGTTTTGTGGCTAGAAGGAAATTCCTAACCAAAACTGAAGCCATTTCGCTGATCCCAGACAAAGAAGACGTTATTATGCGCCTTCCTTGGGGCAGTCGTGATGATAAATTTTCTTACATGCCATATGCAAGACAATGGGGAATGCAAAAGCTTCTTAACTACACCGAATACTGGCGCACACGTTGGGAAACAAAAGAAGTTCTTGTCGATATGGACACTGGGGAGACTAAAGAGTGGGACGGAGATCGCAAGCGCCTGAAGCTTTTCCGTGATATTTATCCCCAGATTGAGGTAATTAAGAAGCCTGTACGCTGTGTTGAGTTGGGCATCATCGTAGAAGGCGAGCTACTATACTATGGGAAAGATCCGTGGGGCCTTAACGATTACCCTTTTGTGCCTTTCTTTGCTATTTTTGAGCCGTCTTATGATCTATATACTTGGAAAATTCAGTCCTTAGTCAGGATTTTGCGCGATCCCCAGACGGAAATCAACAAACGTCGATCCAAGATGGTCGATATCATCGACAATCAGTTGAATTCCGGATGGATTGCCAAGACAAATTCCGTTAGCAACCCTTCTTCGTTGTATAAGTCGGGCCAAGGGCAGGTTATTTTCATAAAACCTGAAGCGCAACTGACTGATATCCAAAAAATTCCTTCAGCCTCCATCGATCCAAGCCAATTCCAGCTTGAAGCCGAATTTGAAAAGGATCTTTTCGAAATCTTAGGCCTTTCGCCAGAAAACGTGGGTATGTCGGAAAATGACAAGATCGAAACAGCAGGCGTTTTGGCCAAGATGCGTCAAGCTGCTGGATGGATCCCCATGCAGGATATTTTTGATCGCCTTAGGCAGTCACAGAAGCTGCTGGGGCGCAAGGTTCTTAAGCTAATACAGAACAATTATGCCCCAGAAAAAGTGAAGATGATCCTTAAAAAAGATCCGTCCCCAGAATTCTACAGCAAGGCGTTCGCCCGCTATGATGTGGTAGTTGAGGAAGGTGTTCTTACCGACACGCAAAGGCAAACGCAATTCGTCCAACTTCTTGCCCTTAAAGGCATGGGCATACCCATTCCTGATCCGCTTATCGTTAAAAACAGCAACCTACACAACAAGAAAGAACTGCAAGAAGTGGTCGACGCTCAAGCCAAGCAGCAAGAAGCAGTTCAACAAGCCCAAGCCCAACTTCAGATGGAGCAGATGGCCATGGCTAATAAAGCTGTGGACGCCAAGGCGGATTCCGATCATGCATTGGCTACTGAAAGACGCGCCAAAGTACAACTCGATGCGGCGCTTAATGCTGAAAGAATTAGCCGTTCCGAAGAAGACAGAACAGCTGGCGTTCTAAACCTTATCAAGGCGGTAAAAGAACTGGAAGACATGGACCTGGAAGGCCTGATTAAGAAAATCAATATTCTCAAGTCAATAGAAGTGGGACAGGCAATCGGAGGCACAGAAGAGCAAGCAGTGAGCCTAGGACAATTGCCAGCAGCAGAAGGAATGCCCCCACCTCAATCAAGCGCCCCATCTGCTCCAGGCCTTTCTTTTAGTTAGATTGTTTTGTTCACACTTAAATAAAGCGACAACGCAATGTCCGATCATCTTGGGATTGCTTGGGTCAAAAGCCAGGAATTTTGATCCATCTGGATTAGCTCTTTCTACGGCTAGTTTCTCTAGACCGTGCTTTTTAACGCATTCGATTAAGTTTGGCACGCGGATGACCTGATATTGGCATATGATGCCATCTCCCTTTTTTCTAAACCACCCATACAAATACCAGTCTACATTCCCGGCCAAAACACTTTCTATTTCCTTTGCGTTCTGGTAGTTAGACTCCGCATATGTCTGGGATCTAATGGTGAATTGCCACAGATATTTTTCGAAATACTTATAGTCTCTAACGCGCCATCCGGCCTTATCCAAAGGCCCCTCAAGATCTATGTGCTCTATGCGGTCTTTTCTAAGGCTGTCTTCGTCTTCTGGAAATGCTTCGCCAATAAACGGTCTTAAAATTCGACTGGCATGATCGCGATATACTTTTGACTCCTCTACTCCCTTGAAAACACATAGCTTGTAACTCACTGCCCCTCCAGCGGTGTTAATATTAAAATTTAATGTACACACATATTTTCATTATGTAGAATCAAAATTATAAGTTAACAGTGGAGGCAGAAGCCTATGTACCACTCCTTTAGCGAAATTTTTACGCTTGTGCCCGACTCATACAGCAGGCTTTTAGATGAAAGGGTTGCGGCCCAAGAGATGCCTTATGGATACGTGCTTCCGCCTCCGCCCGCTGATACGCATGACTTTGATCAAGCCGCTTTGGAATCAAAGAAGGAATATCGGCCTAGGCATCGACAATGAAAAAAGGCGAACTTTCAAAGATTAGAAAGAAGCCTGGCGGATCTAATGTTGGTAAGTATAAGGGGGTTAAGTCCTTTGCTGGACCAGCTGGTGGAGCGCCTAAAGGCAGCTTTCCCATTAACACCAAGAAGCGGGCTAAGGCGGCCCTAGCTTATGCCCATAATGCCCCAAATCCATCGGGAATTAAGGCTGCGGTACACAAGAAGTACCCAGGTCTTGGCAAGAACAAAAGTAAGTGAGGGCCCATGAAACACAAATCACACGACCACCACATGATGGCCGAAGATCATAGGCATCATTTGGAGGCAGAACATAGAAGGCATGGTGAAAGAATTCACCATGAAAGCGCTATGCATCAAAGACATGGAATGTACAAGCACGAAGAAGACAAACCAGCACAACCATCTCAGGGACACATGATCCCAGGATTTGGCGCTGAAGACTTCAAAGCCCAAGCGGATCCCATTGCCTATGGGCAGGCCGCTAAGCAAGGCATGGGTTCTGACATGAAGAAGATTCATGGACAGTTCAAAGAATATCACTGGGACTAAGCATGCCACAGGAAATAGGCGAATCTAGGGAAAAGTGGGGCCTAGACGTTTGTGAAATGGTTGGAGATTACGCTGAGAAGATGAGGAAGGAGGAAAAGCCTTTCTACATCGTTTATGCAGCAAAGCCTGACAAGTCGTCTCCAGGAACGTTTAGACAAACCATTAAGGCTTACTACCAGCAACCTCCTCCTATTTTAGGGATCTTGGTCTGGTATGTGGACCATCCTAAAGGGATTTTTAAATTCAGGCACGACCTGTCCTCGCCGCCTGACATCCCAGTGCCAAAAGAACTTTTAAGTGAAAAAAAAGAAGACCTAACCCCACGCATTGCAGAAAGGGGGAGGCAGTTGAACGTTTTACTTTCTTAAATGGGTGTATTTCAGTTGGCCGGTATTTCCGGATAACTGAAGGCCGTCGCCAGGCCAAAGGAAGATATGTCAGCAGAAATAGATATGAAGACCTACCTGCCTGAAGATGACTTTCAGCCACAGGTAGAAGAGTTTGTTAACACTCCCCAGCCAGAAGCTGTGGAGGCGCCCCAAGTTGTAGATCAAGTTGCGCAGCAGACGCAACAGACCGACAAGGAGGTGAACTTCCAGGCCTTTAGGGATGAGATCAAACAGAAGATAAGCGAAGTAGAGCAGTTAAAGGCTCAGCGGGAATCAGATAGGCGTGAATTTCAGCTCCAGATGGAGCTTCTTAAAGCAAATGCAGGACAGCAGCCACAAAGGGAGAAAAAGCTCTTTGAAGGCATGAACGATGACGATGTCCTGAATGTTAGGGAGCTAAGGAAGGAGTTCGAATCAATCGATGCCAATTATAGGGCAAGAATTGATGAGCTTGAATTTCAGCAGTCTCATCCCGACTACGTGGACGTTTTGAATAATTATTTAACGCCCCTGATTAAGGAAGATCCTTCTATTGCTGCTGAAATCAGGATGAGTTCCACCCCAGCTGCTACGGCTTACAGATATGGAGTCTTAGCTAAGCGGGCATCACCTGGCCAACAAGTTCAGCCGCAAGAAGCGCAAGCGCCTCCACAACCAAGCCAAACGGCCCAAAGGATTGTGGAAAACGCCAGAAAGCCGGCCACATTGGCCCAAGCTGGGGGACAAAGCGTGCTTAGTAAGGCTGACTACTACGCCACTATGTCCGACAAGGAATTTATGGAGCTTGCACAAAGGAACTTGTCAGGGATCTAACACAGGATAAGCTATGGCGATTACAACCCTTACTCAACTTCCTCCAGAAGTAAGGCAGTACTTCGATAGACTGCTACTTACACTGGCAAGGCCTTATTTTATCTATGACCTATTTGCCCAGAAGCGACAAATACCGCTCAATTCTGGGGATCAAATGGTGTTCAGAAGATATGGCACCTTAAGCGCAGCTACAGTGCCGCTCACCGACGGGCAAACCCCTCCAGGAGATCAGCTTTCAGTCACAGACTTTAGGGCTCAGATCCAATGGTATGGTTCGTTCGTAACCATTACAGATCAAGTTCAATATGTGGTTCAAGACCGCGTTCTAAACGAAGCAACTAAAGTTCTTTCTTTACAGCTAGGCTTGACCATAGACACGTTAATCCGCGACATGATGGTTTCTACGGCCAGCACGATCGCTTGCGCCAACGGCGTTAACGGCAATACGCCGACTGAAATTTCCGATCTAGACATACAGCTTGCTGTAGTCGCTCTACGTCAAGGAAATGCACGCCTAATGACCAACCCATTGCCCGGCGAGCTGAAGATAGGTACGGCGCCTATTCGTGCGTCCTATTGGGGCTTTATGTCGGTCGATCTGCAGCAGGACTTAGAAGCCGTTTCAAGCTTCATTTCCGTAGCCAACTATCCAAACCCAATGAATGGATTGGAAGCAGAATGGGGTTCTACCAGAAACGTGCGCTGGCTCCTCAACACTAATGGATTCAGTAACGGCGCTTCACCAAACGTCTATTCTAGCTTCATCATAGGTCAAGAAGCCTATGGCGTAGTAAGGCTGGGCGCTAAAGAAGCGGAATTTATTGTTAAGCCTCTAGGAGCTTCAGGAACAGCAGATCCGCTCAATCAGCGCGGTACTGTCGGTTATAAGTATCCATTTGCTACAAGAATCTTGAATGACAACTGGATAACTAGACTAACATCAACTTTAGCAAGTAGTTAAGGAGGGAAACCATATGGCTATCGTAAGAAAGGGGACCCTCACTGTAAGCACTGGGGGATCTGCCCAAAACTTGGTTCTGGGATTCCAGCCAAGCTATATCAAGTTAGAAAACAAAACGAAGATTATCGCGAACACCAACGGCGTTCAAATGGCCGAATGGTGGAACGATATGGCAAATGCATCTGCCTATCTTTGGACTATGACGGCTGGGGCGCCAGTTTTAAGCTATACAGCCTCGAACGGCGTTACCCCGCTTCAGACAGCAGATGCGTCGTTGTATCCAGCAACTAATTTGACCATTACTAACATTTCCCAGGCGGCTAACGCAAGCGTCACGGCTACCCATGCCATGACTAGCGATGACGTTGGGGTAACTGTAGTTACCTTCCATGGAGTTGTTGGCATGACACAGATTAATACCCTAAGTGGGATTGTCCAAAGTGTCACATCGACAACAAGCTTCACTGTAAATATTAACAGCAGCTCCTTTACCGCTTATTCAAGTGGAGGTATTGCCAATATTATTACAGGGTCGCCAGCTCTTCAGGGAGGTCCTATATCCTCCACAAGGGCGCTTGGATTCCCACCAGCGCAGACAGCGACTTCACAAGTTCAAAACACACCCCTCTTCAATCAAGGGGTAATTGGATTGACCTTGGGGTCGGCTATCATGGTCACCACGGCTGACGTATGGCAATATATCGCCTACTTAGACGCTGACTTTACAAGCGCATAATCGTATGGAGGCCGTGTGTCAGTTCCTCCTTCTGTCACACCTCCGTCCCCTGATGAGTGGCCTGACACAACCAGGTCACTCACTGGGATTTCTAAGGGCGCCATAACTACAGTTACATGCCCTGATCACGGCTTTATTACAGATGATGAAAGCGTCACGTCAGTGATGTTTCTACAAGTGCTGGGGATGATCCAAATCAATGGCATGAATGCCGTTGTGCAGGAAGTAGTTGATAGCGACACCTTCACGGTGAACATCAATTCAACGAATTTTTATACGTATTCTTCTGGGGGAATCATTGTCATCGATTCTGGGACTCCGCCCATTGAAACGTCTGGATCGCAGACATTCAATACCCCATTCCAAAACACCGCTTAGAAAAAGAGGTTAACATGGTCAAAAAACTGAACGAAGCTTCCGGCAAAGAGGTGACTGAAGCTTTCTTAAAACAAGACCCAGAAGGCCTTCCGCCAACGGAAGACATAGAAAAGAAAGTGGTTGTAGCCAAGAACATCCCTGAAATGCGCAGGGCTGTCTTTCTCAACCAAAGAGATCCCGGCGTTGCTCTTCACTTCCATTATGCAAGCGCAACTCATCCTTTGAAGCTTTATACGCTTTACCATGGATTCGAACACGAGCTGCCAGTTGAGGTCATCGAACATCTGGAATCTTGCGGCGAAGCTCAATATGGCTGGCGCAAGAACTCCCAGGGCCTTCCAGAATGTTTTGTTAAAGGCCATAAGTATATCTTCCAGTTTAGGAATCCTAAAAAGGTGGCCTAGATGACTATACCGCCAAGTACCGCTGGATGGACCTTAACCAATATCATATCAAAAATAAGGGCCATTACAGGTGCGCCTAGTAGCAACCAGTTGTCTGACGCCCAAATCACGGCATATGCGAATAACTATTACGTTTACGCTATGCCACTGGAACTTAAAGAACAGATCCAGAACCAGTTTTTGACCTTTAAAACCGTTCCTGGAACAGACATCTACTCCTTTCCAAGTGGCTACTTTACAGACAGTCCTGGGGCCTATGCAGATGGATTCCCGCTGGTTTTTTACCAAGACCCAGACATCTTCTATCAGGATTGGCCCCAGCAATACGCTGTGGACAACATAGCCACTGGGAACGGAGTTACTACTGCATTTAGCGGTGGCTTACAGAACCCCCCAATCATTGTTGGGACGCTTTTCATTGCTGCTGATGATCCTTCTGGAACGCAGCAAGTAGTGTCTGATCAAGGGATTTCGGTTACAGAAGAAATAGCCGTAGGAACTGGCGTTGTAGCATATAGTGGCACACTATCTACTTTCCCTATACTTCAGGGATCACTATCTATCACAGACGGCGTGGAAACTTTTGCCGATAATGGAGGCGGGTTACTTACAGGCAATGCGGGAGGAACTGGGACCATAGTTTATTCAACCGGCGTATGGAGCGTTACTTTTAATGCAGCCGTCACCGCTGGAGTAGCAATTGAAGCGACCTATACCACGAATCTTCAGTCTGGGACACTTTCGGGCAACGGGTCGGGAACAATCAATTACCTTACCGGTGCTTATACAGTCACATTTGACACAGCGCCTGCCTCTTCAGCAGTTATCTATGCCAAGTATCAGGGCTACCAAGGCAATAGGCCTCAGGGCGTCTTGTTCTTTGACAACGAATTCACATTAAGACCAGTCCCCGACCAGGCTTATCAAATTCAGATGCAGGGGTTCATTATACCAACACTTCTGGTCAACGCTACAGATACGCCTACGCAAGTGGAGTGGGGAGCGCTTATCGCTTTTGGGGCTTCATTGGATATTTTTTCCGATAGGGGCGACCTAGACAACTATGAACGATATTTCCCTATTTTCAAGCGTTTTGAAAATGTGGCCTTAGGAAGAACTATTCAGCAATACACAGCGGAACAATCGGTACCAAGGTTTTAAGATGAGCTACAACCCTAACATTCCTCAACCTACAGATAACATTAGCGTATCTCAAGGCCAAATACTAACCAACTTCACGCAGCTTAATCAGGTTTTTACTTTTAATTCTTCCACCACGGGTGCTACTGGTGGAACGCTTGGCGTTAAGTTAACTAACGGGCTAATCATAAACTTTTCAAGCGCCCTTGTAGCCTTTACAAGTGGTGGCACTCTTTTTACTTTTCAAACAACCTACCCCTATACCACGACATACGCCGTTGTAGCCATTCCAGAAGGAGCGGGATCGACAAGCGTGGGACTATCGGTTGTAAAAACTTCTTTAACCCAATTCACAGGCTATTCATCAAACGCTAGCGCCAATTGTTATTGGATAGCCATAGGATACTAATGTCATCCTATCAGCCCTTCCCTATTACAGAATTCAAGACTGGGATGTACACCTATCTTCAGCCTTGGATTAGGCCTATTGAAGCCTTTGAACCCCTACAAGACGCTTATATCTACAGGGGACAGCTCGTCAAAAGGAATGGCTATCTTCTGTTCGGTAGGCCTAGATATACCAATAATCAGATCATAGCTACAGGTAATGGAACAGCAGGTCCATACAGTGGAACCTTAAGTGATTTTCCCGTTCTATCTGGGACAGCCTTTTTGGTTACGGTTCTTACTTCCGCGGGCGTTGAAACGTTCAGCGCTACCGCTTCTACAGGCGCTAACGTCATTGTGGGGTCGCTAGGCGATAGCTTTTCTATAAACTATAGCACCGGGGTATGGAGCATAACATTTGGCGGTGGTAGGACTGTAGCGGCCAACACTCCATTAGTAGCCAGATATACCTTTATCCCAACCCAAGAAACCACGCCTGTAGTCAATCCCATTATGGGACTTAAGGTTTGGCTTAGCGAAAATGGAACCACATCAAAATTTTTGGCGTTAGATACGCGAAGAGCTTCTGTTTACAATAATTCTACCTTGATCTTTGAACCTATATCTACCGTAACACAGGTGTTATGGGTTGG